TTGTCAGAGCCGCCGCTGTTAGTGCCAAGAGCGTCGAGAGCTTCGAGCACATCAGTCGTACAGTACATGCAAACCTTGCCCCCAGCGTAGAAACCATCTTGACCGTTTGACTGCTTTACTCGGCGGCCTTGGTTCTGATATGTAGCCTTACGTAGGAAGTGGTACAAGTCGTTACCTGATCCGTCAATATCGCTTGGGTCAGCAAGAAGGTTGCTTGTATCAATGTTTGCAACACGAGTGATGTAACGCCAGTCTTTTACCGCAAGACCGATATGCTGCTTAAACTTCTCTTCGAACGCATAGTAAGGGTTTCCGTCAGCATCTAAAACACGCTGCTCACCCTTATCTTCACGTGAAACACCCGCTGTTGTGCCGTCAGGATAGATAGTGTGACAGAATCGATCACCCCAAGTAACAATCCAAATTGACTGGTTGTCTGAGCCAGTGCCGCCTGCATCAATGATTTGACGCCCATTAACGGCGCTCTTGTCATTAAATCGCGGCGCAAGACCCATAAACTCGCTTGCATTGGTTGAGTCATTACCGTAGATCATTTTCTCTTGCACTTCCTGAGCCATCGACTCTAGAAACGTTTGAGCTTCAGTAAAACGAACGTTGTTTCGCTTATCCCCGGCAAGTTCTAAAACTCGGCTATCGATGGTACTAATACCTTCAACAAAACCCGTAGAATCAGAGACTTGTTGCTTGCCCGATTTGCTTTGCGGAGTACCCTTGTATAGCTTACCCCACGCCACCTCAGGGAGGCCCGTGACAATAGAATGCTGATGCTGCGTGCCGTTATTACACATAACAGCGCTAGCATCCTTAAGCATTGGATTAAGTTCAGTTAATTGGTTGATGACATCGCCCGGACCTTTGTCTTTATGAAGGTCAGCCAAGTCGTAATATGAATTACCGATACCAGCCATAATTTTTTCCTCTTAGTTATTAATCTGAGTACATGCGATCAAGCATTGCATCTAACCCATTCTTTTGAGGTGCAGAACCTCCAGGACCGGGTGCATCCTCGCCGACTGGGAACATCTTTGAGAGTGTATGGAAATACTTTACCATCTGGGGGTGAACGCCAACACCAGTTGATTCCATCATTCCAACTAAGCCCTCTCGAATATCCTCAGGCACAGTTTTATTAAAGAACTGCTGCACCTGCGCGACGTTGGATTCGTAGTTGTCACCGCCAAAATCTTTGTCGGCTTTTAACTCACCAGTCCAATCATTTAGCTGAGTCTTGAAGGTTTCAATCTCCTGATCGGCCTTAGATTTAGCATGCTCTGCATAAATCCCAGTAACCTTATCAGCTTGCTCCTGAGTCAATCCGAGCTCTTTAAATATCGGCGTTGCTGCATCGGCCAGCGTCGCGTCCATCTCCATGCCCTCGGGCATTTGGAACTCGTATTTCTCAGGGATCTCATCGGCTTCTGGCTCATCACCATCGGTCGACCCTTCGCCTTCAGCTTGCTCCCCGCCTTGCTCATCACCTTCGGTCTCGACATCTTTTTGAGAGTTCTCATCAGGATTGTCGCCACCTCCAATGATAGTTTCAGCGGTTTCACTAGCCTGCGCTTCTGCTGTGCTGGTATCGGTGTCAGTGCTCTGACCAGCTTCTGCTGTTGCTTCAGACATGTTATTCCTCTTCGTTTGTTTCAGGTTTAAGTAAATCTAGCGCGCCTTGCTGGTCTACTTGCAATAAGTCCGTCCAGATTAAGCGGCAAAAATCTTGCTGTCCTGACTTGTAATACGTGTGAGAGTTGCCGGTCATGACAGAGTGAAACATGCCGCCCCGAGCCAATACATCTCTCATGTATCTCTGAAACTCAGGCATTAACATCAGAGTTTTACGGTCTTCTTTTAGAGTCGCCAATCGAGCCTTCTCAAGCTCGCGCCTCTTAAAGTCTTCCTCTTCTTTCTGTCTCTTATCTTCCGGCGTTGATCTCATAGGTTGATTATTATCCTAAAGTGTGGCAAATGCAACAATCTAGCCAAGTTTATCGGTTTGTGTTTTTTTATGCTTATCAAACGACCTCATACCACCCAAGCCCAGCATGCCAATAAGGACCGGCCACAACTCTGTCATATCTAGCTTTTCAGGAAGCGGCATAACGTTTTTAGAGTCGACAGCAAACGAAACTATCGTCACTAAATAATCAATAAGCGGTAGCAATATGTAGTTGAACGCCAGTATCGAAACGCAGCACCAACCAACAGCGGGGCGCCAACCAGCAACAAACATAGACTTATGGGAAGCCTCAATCTTGTTGATCTCGAGCTGCCCGGTCATCAACTTAACTTCCGCTTCCAGTTCGGCAAGATCTCCGCGCTGAGCTATTTCAATTAGCTTCCGCTCTTCCTCTGCCTGTTTCTGAGGGTCAGGCCAGATACGGCTAATTGCCATTTTACCAATGGTTAAAGCTGCAGAAATTGGGTCTAGACTCACAACTCTATCTCCCCTGTTAGCATCATCGCCGCATTGCGGTTAGCGCGATTAGGAACCTGTAGGGCATAACGGCTATCAAGCAGCTGCCTAGCAGCCTCATCATAGTCATGCTCTCGATATGCCTTAAGCATTTTCTTAAACTTATACAGACCTTCCATTCCTAGGTTGTAAGCCATGTCGATAAGCACCGCCTCGCGCACCTCACCATTGCCGCGACCAATAAGACGCTCTTTCTTAAGTTCGGCACTTATCTCAGAAATGATGTTTTTTGCGATGAGTTCAGCCTCGTCAGGTCTTAAACCTCTATCTTCAAGATTCAAACCGTAGCCGATAGTGAGTTTGCCAGCTGTACATGTATACACCTTTTCACGAAAGCCTTCGTTGCCTTTGATGATCTCTAGCGCTGAACCGTTCACTGCATACCCCCAAGAAGCGCATCTAGCACGCTGTCCTGATCAAGCTTAGTTTCGGATGTTGTCTTCGCCGTGTCAGCCATTGACGCTGCTGACTCATGAGCCTGCTGAGCCATCATGGCTTGAACTTCTGCGTCAGCCTCTGCTGCAGCTGCGTCATCAGTTCTTACTATGCGTTGAGGTGCACCCTTAGCTTTCGCGTACTCGTCGATAGCCTGCATAGCATCAAACTTGTGTCTAGCCTCCGGCCATATTCCTGAGAGCTCGCCAGCGAATCTTGCAGTGGATTCAATCGAAGCTGTAGAGATGGCTTTCTGAGCTTGAGCAAGTATTGAGATGTACTCAACCTCAAGATCAACACCGTCAAGCTCTGGTGGTGGAGGTGGTAACACGCCGTGATTCTGCGCGATATCAAACACGCGATCGATAATAGGATCAAGAACATCGCTATTAAGACGCTCAAGCACAGGGCCAAGCATTAATAGCTTTTCCTCTTTGCGCTCAGCAATCTCTGTAGCTGTTATCTGTGATCGATCAATCTCGGTAAGCATCAAGAACAAATCAGCGAAGAAATAGCGCTGGATGGTCTGTTCTTTTTTATTGATGTCTTCGATCAAATGACTGATGTTCGGGTTCGTATTGTATACAGGAGACAGTCCTGGCTTGCCAGCCTGCGCCATGCCTGGAATGTATGTAACACCCCCAGCAACCAAGTCAACACCAGAAGTTGCAAGGCTTGCATCACCCACAAGCGGCGGGTTGTGCTGCTTTTCAATAGCCGTCGACTTATCAATCTCCAGCATCTGAAGGGTTTTGTTTGTCGATAGCGCATTAAGGCCAGGGTATGACGACGGATAAACATCCTCGCCGATAACCTCCCATCGGCCAGCGACAAATGGCTTCGAGGTAAAGCCTGACACCTGCAGAGGTTCCTGCCAGTTGCTTGCTGTGTTCTCGATGTACACTGACGCGTATGGCATCTCTGATGATAACGGCGACATAAAATCACGATCGAAGCGCGGCTCAATAGCATGTATGACGCTAATCGAACCGTTCTTACCGTTGTTCTTGTACATCCTCTGAGCTTCTTCGCTCAGTTTATCAAGACCCCAAGTCTTGGCAGCCGTCTCGACACTTACCGCATACTCACGGTACATAGTGTCAACCATCCGCTGCTCGCCAATATCAAGGAAGTAATTGCCGCACGTGTAGTTCTCGAAGTAGATCAGATTACCGGCCTTCTTGGCCATGTTCTGCCTATCTTCATAGATCCCCATCGGGGACACGCCGAAGATGCCAAGCTCGAGATAAAACGAGTGCATCGCACTGTAGAAGTTCGACTTACTGAAGATCCCCATCATGATTTTCTCGACGTCTTCCAGCCACTGCTTAACAGAGCCGAATTCCATCATTTCGTCATCAGGGGTTTGCAGCTTGAACCAAGGTCGAGACGGGGAAGTGATGCCAGCCATCATGCCAGACGCAAGAACGCCAGCAGACTGCTTGGCTTCGTGATTGTACAAACGATCGTTGCGACGTGGATACTTCTGCTTTGAAGTTTGGTTCTCAAGGTATCGACCACGAGAGCCCCACGTATAGTCTCTAATGTCGCGCCAGTCCTCAATGAAAGCTGACCTGTCAGACGTCAACTGACTTAAGCGCTGTTGTATTCGCTTGCGGACCTTAGAGTTTTTTGAGTCTTGCTTATCGCTGCTCATTATCCACCCAGTATAGTTTTACCTGCACCCATGGTTGGGACGCCTGAAGGGCCGGATACAATAGTCGATGATCGACCAGCTGCTGATCTCTGCCTGCGCATCTCACGATTAAAAGCGCTGTCAGTTTGAGCGCTTCGCTGTTGAGGGGCTTGAGGAGGCGGTGGGGGCGGGGCTGGCACTTTAGGTGAACTTGTACACATTACATTCGCCTCGACATTGGGTTATTGTTCATCCTGCGCGCTATCGGATTGTCAGGAGTTGGCGCGCTATTTGCTCTTGATTGTAGCCCATGTTTTGGTTTAGGGGCAACCGGGAATGCTGTAGAAATAGCCAGCGCATCTATCTTGTTCGGTGAGCGACCTATTAGCTCTTTGACCTGATCTTTGGGCGGAAGCTTGAACTTACCGTCAAGAGTCGGATCGGTCTCGACTGATATCATTTCGTCGTATAGTTCTTGGTCTTTGGGTATAGCAAGACCATCCTTCAGAAGGTCGAGGACGTTCATGTACATCTCGGCACGCTTGTTTACGCAGTCCTCTCGTGAAGACTTACCGTTAAACCACACAAGCTGCCAATTACGACCCATCGTACGACCCGCAGAAACAATGCCAGTGCCGTATCCGCCATCAATAAATACCGCGTCAGCATCTTCCTCATCTTCAATGCGAGCGATAATGTTTGCCATTTCGATATCGTTATCATTTTTTGGATATTCTCGAAGAATTTGGAAATGCAAGCCCTGACGCATGCCTATGATAAAAGCGTCATCACCTTCCCACGCTGGGTCAACACAAATTATTTTGGGTGCGAACTTGTATTGCTCTTCTCTTAGATGTCTTCCAAATGCGGCCGACACATCCGATTCGCTATACAACTGCCTTGCAGACTGTGAAGGAAATTGACCTTTTACCCTGATTTTAACAACGTCAGAGTCTTCGCCGTACTGTTCAACGAGGCGGTCAAAGAATTCTGTATTCGTTCCTGGGACGTCTCTGGAGTCAATATTTCGAGTAATCCAATACTTGCTAAACCGTCTGAAGCATTCCCTAAATCGTCCAACGTTTCGAGTAGGGTTTCCGAATGCAACCCAAATAATTTCTGTATTTGCATCAGTCAAAGCTCCCTCTGTCACTTCCCATATTTTGTCATCAATACCAGATGCCTCATCGAAGATAACAACAATTCTTTTGCCTTCATTATGAAGACCGGCGAACGCTTCAGAGTTATCTTTTGACCATGGGACGAAATCGCAACGCCAAGACTTTTGTTTGTTTGGCTCGTTTGAAGAAATAGCTGTTGCTGTAGCTGTAAACCAATCCTCTGTAATAGCAGTTCTAACCCACTTAGTTACTTCGGGTACGGTTTTTGTTTTTAATTGCGTGTCGGTATTTGAAGTGCATACGATGCGAGTGTTATCGCATGTATCGAGGGACCATTTAATTATCATCCCGATTAATGCTGACTTACCAATACCGTGACCGGATGCTACTGCAATTTGGCAAGGCTGGAAGCGCGTATCAGGATTTTGTAAATGCTTGCCTATTTCCCCAAGAACATCTAATTGCCAATTACGCGGGCCAGTGTGACGTTCCAGCGGCGTTCCTTCTTCACCCCATGGAAACGCATAATGCGCATAGCCAACAGGGTCAATTGTGAAGCTGGCGATATCTTCGATTAATTCAATTTCAGGATTTTTTTGACTTGCCTGCACGAGCTCGAGCCTTAGCTAAGATGTCAGATTTATCTACTACTTCGACTGTTGTTTTCTCGTTGAATGCTTGAACGTTGACGTGTTTACCGAGCATATCTAAACGCTTGGATCTGTCCGCTAGCTTGAGTTTTGTGACGATTCCATTGGGTGCTTTCTCGCCGTCAATATGCTCATACTCTTGATGCACATCAACGCCTGAAACTAATCCTTGACGCCAAATTTTCGGCCACTGATGAACCGGCTTGAGAGACCCTGTCTCCTCGCAATATAGATCAGCTAGGTCAGCCTCAACTTCATCGCCTAAACGCCTCTGAAGCCAATCTGCGTCCAATTTCGTCCTGCTATTGCGTTCTTTGCCAGCCTTTGCTATGGCTTCCTGAATCTCGGGTTTGCTCAGGTTTTCATTCCCGATTGAATAAGCTGATTTTTTAGAGTACCCAGCCCGAATGCATGCCTGCGATGCGTTGAGGTCTTTTAGGTATTCATCTACAAATCTCTGCTGTTTGGGAGTTAAGTTCTTTGCCATACGATGCACCATGGCATCCCTAGGCAACCGCGTCAACCCCCTATTTGCAGATCATTTTTTATACACCGAATAACTGCACCAGAGTGCACTAGTGATCGGGCTATCTCTAACTTTTATAAAATATAACGCGTATTATTTATACAGTATACTATTTATACAATATAATATATTTATTTTATAATAATATTATACTAGTGATAGTAGTTATTATATAAAGGGAATGGGGTCTTCAGCTGCACCACCTTTCTGAACCACTCCACTGTCAGGGTGGGAATTTAAGATAAAATAGATTGCTTTTTATGCTGGCTATATTTCGTACTGATCAAAAAAAAGGTTAGTGAGGGCTAGCATAAGTTTTAAGTCAACAAATGAAATACGCGCCACTTTTTTTAAAAAAAATCCCGAGGCTAATCGGGATTGTGTGGTTTTTGTACTGAAATCCGAGGTTGGCAAGCCGGCAGGGGTTTTGGTTGTTTGGAACTATTTATAAGTTTTGACTGGCCTAGAACTACAGCTTTAAATAGTAAAGGCTTGTTTTTGTGCCAGTTGATTAGCGTTCTTTCAGATACAACCGGCTGCCCGTTTTCTTTATATCCGAGCGAGCGGGATAACTTAACAAGCGTTATCCCGTGCTCTTTGCATATTTGTGAAGGTGTCATGCGTTCTGCTCCTTATATTAAGTTTAACTCGTTTTCGCGTCCGCTCATCGGGATAATGTAAACAGTTCCTTGCTCGTCTTCATCTTCGCACCCGTCGAAACCCATTTTTTTTGCACATTCGCCACGCTTACCTTGTAGCCACCATGACATGTCGGCGTCACATGATTCTTGTTCCCATTCACATTCACTTCCATCTAAAAGACCTTCGGCGGTTTCGATTGAGCAACCAAAGTTGTCTGCTATCTCTTCGATTATTTCTTCGTCGTGGAGTTGCCAAACTCTTATACAATCAAAGTCCGCTTCATAAACATAAACGCTTTCCGCTTCAGTCATGACATAAACGTTGTCAGAAAAAAACAAACAATCGCCAGCAATTCCTAAATTATTTATTTCGGTTATTTTGTTTGGGCTAGTGTGGAACATTTTGTTTTCCTCTTGCTTTATTTTTGATTAACTTTTTAGTGTTGTTAAGCTGTTTTAAATGATGCCATGTAGCAACCAATAAGCCCTGAATTTATATAATCGTTAACTCGCTTTTCGATCTCTTTATTTTTTATCATCAAAAGTTCTACAGCTTTTGAAGTTGTACCTGAGCCAGTTTTTTCGCGAATATCAGATGCTGTTTTCTCAAGAGCTTCTTTAGTAACAAAGTCCATTATCACTTTATTGTTTTTATAAGACTTAATTGCTTTTAAGGCTTCGTTGTACATTTTGTTTTCCTCTTGCGTTGTGTATGGGTATATAATAGTGAAACTGTTTCAGTAATGCAAGAGGTTTATGTAAATTATTTCAATTTATTTTGTGTTTAAAAATGAGGAATAACTATTTGACGGCAATATAAAGGCCCACCTAGGTAGGCCTTGCGGTAAGCTAGGCTACGGCAGTTTGCCTGTTAGGAAGTATAGAAATCTAGCCCATTGAGGCATGTTTCTTATTTGATAATCTAGTTTTATAAGCTTTTCCTGCCAGTAGTGCCTGTCTTTTTCTAGAGAGTTAATCTCCTTCCTTAACTCCAGGTTTCTCTTCTCGGACTCTTCTAGATTTTTAGTTGCCCTCTTGATCAAAATTGTGCTTTCCAAGCAATTATCAATATCATCGCTCATGATAAAGTCCTCGAATTGCTGCCGTTGATCCTCCTCATCAAAATATATGTGCATGTTAGGCATTGCGGGCCTCCAGCAGTTTAGTCGAGAGGATTATGGAAGCTGTAAGCACTGCGGTCACTTCCAGTTCGTAGGACTTATCCTCTGGTATAGACTCCGACCGCAAGGAGTCCTTGACTAGAGCCTCGTAGCTTTCTTTCATGCTGTAAGTCATATTACTGACGACTCCCGTGAAATCCCTTAGCGCATCCTCGCCTAACTCTTTCAGTACCTCATCGTTTATAACTTTGAGAGCGTCCCTCATACCCTCAACTGTATTGCCTATATGTTTAATATCCATCGTTTCACCCATCATTCTTAAGTGGCGTGTTCCCTGAGTACCCAAAGTCACACTTTTTGGTTGCGCAAACCTGCTTAGATTTGCCTGCAGGCGTTTGGTGTTTGAGGCGCAGATATCGGAATGCCTCGGATAGAGATAGGGGTTTAGTCGTCGGTTGGCTCGAGGCGTATTTCATCGTCTGATACCTTAGTTACTTTGAATGTTTTTCTTGGCTCTGGAAGGAAAATAGAAGAAAAAAACCTTCTAATCCATGACCATCGACTCGGGAAATCAACAGTCTTCACATAAAGAAGCTTTTCCGTATATCGGTTATGGTCTGACATAACACCCTCCAAAGTAATCGATACCAACGGCTACTGGCCAGCATAGGATTAAGGCGAATGCCGCCGGAAGAATTATTCTTGCTGCCAAGCCGCTCGAGCTTACAATTCCTGCAATATTTAAAAAAATAAATACAAGAAAAAATATAACCGAAGCAATAAGGCAAGAAACTACAAACTCAGCCATGGTTCACCCCCTCATTCATCTGGCAGAAGTGGAGCTTGGTTACGCAGATATCCTGAATAAACACTACGCATAGCCACCAAACTATAAAAATCGCTATTGCCATCGGTACGTAAGGAGTAATCCTACGTCTAGAAAAAGCCTCAAACACAAATATGCAAAGCATGTTCATAAAAATAACAGCGGCAAAAATTAGCACACAAAAAATAAAGAACCAAATATTAAGTAGCATCATAGTCGGCCTCCAGTACTAAAAGCCCCACGGATAGCCACTAAGCATTCCTCTCTGGTTTTGAAGTAGTTTCCTTTTTGATGCCTGGTATCATCAACCCGCCATCCGTATTCAGCTGTTTTGCTAGGGTAAGGCCCCGCGCCTGGCGAAGTCTTTGCAAACCAGTATTCACCGCAGTATTCAGCGCGCCACCTGTCAGGCAATATGTGATAATAATCATCCCCAAAGCAGATACCATTTACAGCTGAATCCAAAAACTGATTAAGAGATATCTTCTTAACCGTATACTTATCAGTGCCGTTAATGGTTATTGTTTTAATCTCTCTCATTTCCCACTCTCCCCAAATCCGCTTTCACCTCGATCACTATCCGATAGAAATTCAACCTCGACAACATCACGCACAATCTGATGGAAAACAATCTGCGCTATACGCTCGCCTTTCTCGAACGTGTACGACTGATGCCCGTGATTTATTAAGCACACACATAACTCGCCACGGAAATTCGAATCAATAGTGCCAGCCAGAACGTCAATGCCGTGATTAGCAGCAAGGCCAGATCTAGGTTTTATGTAAGCAACCATGTCTTTCGGAAACTCGGTTTTAACGCCAACAAGGAATTTTTTACGATGGCCCGGACGAATAGTCCACGCGCCCGTAGGCGAAGGCTCACCCTTGCAGTCACGCAGAAACAAATCAAGGCCCGCGTCTCCGTCTTTCTGACGCTGAGGAAACTTGCCGTCTTCGTGGGCTAGGGCTATGCATACCGAAGGTTTGACTGGCTCTGAAGACGACGGTGTTGGGAATACCCAATCAAACTTAAGGTCGGTTATCTCCAAAGGGTCTGGCTTGTCAGAAAACATAAATGGTGACGTCCATGTAATATTCCCGTCCTCGTCTGGCTGCAGTCTGCTTCTAACGGCCTTATTATAAAGAAGATCCGCTTCCCTTATGGCCTTATCGAGCGGGTTCTCATACACACTAATTGAATTCTCAAACTTATGAATAACCAAATACATAGAATCTGCAGAAGTCATCCACTCCAGACCATCGGCGCCTTCAAAGTTTCCAAATATTATTTTCTTTATATAGCTATCCTCAGCAGTGAGGAAATCATGGCTCGCCCATAACTTGTATTCCTTGTCGCCAGAACCCTCGAAAAATATTTTGAAGGTGGTTGTTTCTTTTGGGTTGGGCGAAGGCCAGACTACCTCCCCATTAGCTGTGCTGAATTTTGTCTCAGCAACGTCGGTTTCTGGGTTGCTCCTGACTCTTTTTATGTAATCCTTGTAGCCATCCATCTCCCTATAATCAATGCCTTCGGCTTTTGCCCAAAGCATAAAATCCTCGACATTGTTATCAATAATTATTTTTTTACCGTCAGTAGACGACCCGAAATCGAAATCCAAAAAATCGCCTTGGAATCCTTTGGATTTCAAAAAATCATAAACCTTGTTGTATGTCTCGCAGGCACTCCAGAATTCGGCCCGCTTGCTGGTTGGAGTTATCGTTGCATGAGCAAGGATATCGTTGTAGATAGGGTTGTATATGAGAGAGTAATTAAAATCCTCCTCAAACTTCTCAACCGAAAGCTCACACCCACAAATAGGGCACCCGGTGAAGTGATTATTAAATTTCTTATACTTAAGCGGTTTTAATTCGCTTTTTGACTCGTCGTAATCGCACTTAGGGCATTTGTGATTTATTTTAGTGTTTGTCACGTTAATTTCTCCTGGTTTTATTTTTAGTTCGAATTCTTTTCCTTCGGTGTATGGATCTGGCGGTGTAACGTCTTGAGGTATTTCATATATCGATGAAATAAGGCTGCTATCTATTTCTAATGTCTTCACTTCATGACTAGATACCTCAAACTCCTCAATCTCAATCATCACCGCTTCAAGGTGATCGTGATAGCCTGGCTGATTACATACGTGCGCAACGGCTCCGCTGTAACCCTGCAATATGTGAATATCACCTTCCTTTGTAGGCCTGTAATCAATTCGCCACTTCTTCCCGTCTTCTGTTTCAACTTTTGTTAACTTCATTCTGACCCCCGTCATCAATAACAACAACTCTTCGCCCAAATAGACAGTGCTTTCCTGTACTGTACGCTGTGATTAATTTACGCCTATCCATCTTTTCGTACTGCTCCGTGCTTAAAAATATCGGTGTTCTTAAATCCCCGTAAGCCGACATTCTTAAATGCATTCTGAACAACCTTTTTAAATCGCCGTTATGCACTAGTTCCAACTTTCACCTCCTCTTTTATGTAACACCAAACACGTTTTTTATTGAGCGTCTTCTGAACTCGACGCCAACCCTCTGCAACCAATATTTTCGCAACCCTATTTTGTGATGCCTGATTCTGATCCCTATTGCTTAAAGTCAGATGATCCATGACTTCGGATACAGTTACATGCGAGCCTTCTTTGCCGGTAATAAAACCGACAACCTGATCGGTCCACGGGTCCGACTCGTAGCGAGCCTCTTGCTCCTTCTGCGCGGATTCGATTTCGCCTTTGTCAAACCACCATCGCTCACCGCTTCTATACGCTGCAACAGCTTCCGCCCATATTTGGTCTCGGCGCGCGCGTATCCAATCAACGTTAATCTTCGAACATCTGACAGGCCAAAATCTTCGGCCTCCGGTGGCATCCTTTAAATAACCGCCTTCAGGGTTTACAGTTCCGACCAATACGCACTGACGGGGAGCATCAACGATATTTCTCCCGTATGGAGGTCTAAACCTGTCAACTCGACGAGTGATCCACTCTTTAATGCGATTTGATTCAGCCCTGTTCATCGTCGCGAGTTCAGCTATCTCTACACACCAAACACCCTGCACCTGTAATGCAGCATCTTTTGACCCAAGGTCGCCAAGCTCATCGGTAAACCACTCCTCACCAAACAACTCAGCGACAGCTGTAGACTTCTTGAGACCTTGCGGCCCTTCGAGTATCAGCATTGTGTCCATCTTGCAGCCAGGATTTAGAGCTCGCGCCGCAGCTCCAACAAGGAAACGACGCGAAACAGAGTCGGTATACTGATTATCACTACAGCCCAGAAGGAAATGCAGGGCTTTATCAATGCGGGCCTTGCCATCCCACTCTAAGCCGTTCAGGTAGTCGTGCAGCGGATTGTATGGCTTATGATGCGCAGCGCTCACAATCGCGTTATGAACGACGTTGATGGCCAATTTAACGCCCTTACGCTCCAGCCAAGCAGTGGCTCGAGTGTCATCGACATCTGTTAGTTTCCTCGGAAAATCTCCGCGCTCTGTGTGCCACGGTGGACGCTTGGCCACATCTATTTCCTTGGTGAACTCGTTGTAAGCCAAAACTCCTGCCATATCTTGGTGATAGCCAAGGAGAGTTTGTGCATTATTAACGTTGTTCTGCAGGGCGTCGCCGTCATCTTTAAACATGAGCATAGCTTTCCAGTCGTCGCTAAGCTTCTCAGGTACGTCGTGAGGCTCTTCTACTGGCTCGAAAGCCTGCTGCTCAAAGATATATGGCGGAGGCTCTGCTAAGGGCGGAGATTCAAGCTCAGGCGGCTCTAGCATCGGGACTTGATCGACTACGATAGGCTCAGGCTCTATGTCATGCACGTGAGACTTGCACCAGCCAAAAAGCTGATTGGCCGTTTCCCATTCCCGGTCAGCGCCGTCCCACCCCTTAGGAAGATCCTCGGGCGGGTGAATCATTCTCACGGACTCAGCGCCAACATCGAACAGAATTTTAGCGACGTTCGACATCGCCTTACGTCCGGTCTCGTCGTTGTCGGGCCAAAGTATGACTTTACGGCTTTTTAATGGAGACCAGTCAGTCTTGTCGAGACCATTAGTACCGCCAGCCCAAGAAATTACAGCAAGCTTATTGTCTCCGGCAGCCTGAACTGCGTCGCGGGCTTTTTCACCCTCAACAACAACAACCTGTCGCCCTTCTACCATCAATTCGGAAAGCCCATATAGTTCGCGCGGCTCGCTAAATGGATACGTGTGCCATCCCTCACCTTGCGGACCTTCGCACCACCGAATCATAGGGGTGACTTTTTTGCCTTTTACCATGACCCGAATAACGCAGCCCTGCAGATAAGGATAAACAGCAACCGGCTCAACTTCCCATATTTTCCCGTCACGCTTGGGGTTTATTATTTTTAATTTCTGACCAACAACTGGAAGTGATTTAGGCTTACCTGATGGCTTATATTTTTCGTACGGATCAAAACGTTTCGTTTGCTTTTTAACTGGCGCGTCAGTTTCTATTCTGCCGTCTATTGATTTAACAGCTTCTTTAAAACTGCAGCCGGTGTACTCCATAACAAAATCAATTGCATCGCCGTGCGCTCCACAGCCGAAACAGTGATACATCGATTTATTTGGCACAACTGTAAACGAAGGCGTCTTCTCATCATGAAACGGGCAGCAAGCCTGAAACTCTGGGCCGTTAGGTCTTAGCTCGATATACCTGCCAATAATCTCAGATATATCTAGATCTTTGATTTTTGAGGTATCGATTGTCATATTATTTTAGGACCATATTTTTGTTCTAATTTATTTTTCAAGTCTTCTAAAACCAAAGAAGAAACAGATGTCACCAGGCATCTAGACATCCACTGCCTAACAGTAAAAGGAGACCTGTAAACAATGCTCGCAACTTCTTCCGGCGTAATATCGTACAGCTCCATCAGCGCGCGAAGCTTTAAGCGATTCTCGGCCCTCGTGTGATCGTCTATCGATTGGTTTTTCTTTCTAATTCGTTTTGCCATTCTTTTTCTCCAGTAGGTTTTTGCAGTTTTCAATAAGATCTTATATACTAATTGTGGAAATCGCAACTTTAAGTGGGAATAAAAATGGATAAAGTTAGAAAAAAGATGAAATTAAAAAAACGACTTGCTGAATTAATACAGTCTCGAGAGGATAATGAACAGGTTCTTCTTAGTAGTTGTCACGGGGAATTAATGAAGAATGAAGCTAACGAGCGACTAGGGAGTATAGCCAGAGAAATTCGGCGCGTTAAATATGCTTTGAGGGCTTTAAAAAAATGATTATTTGTTTTTTTTGCGGGGGAAAAGTTTTTGGATGCCAGTGCTCCAGCTGTCAAGCTGACTTCGAATCAATTCCTCCGCTTGAGCCGGACTCCTTGCCACTAGAGATAGACCACCTGACTCTTGAACATTATTTAAGAATTGTTTTTGATCTTGAGATAATCGACCTGTCGGAGTCTTAACTTCTACCGCTGTGAATACAGCTATTTTTTTACCTACCATCTCAGGAGTGACCTCTACGGAGGTCCACCCTATCAAATCAGAACTACCAACGCAGAGGCCTGCATTTAATCGACGAGGATGTTCAATTACGACTGAGCCGTCGTGAATAGTTTTAGATTTTCCTACCCAGCACTTGGCGACATTATTGCGAAATATTTTAGAGCCCAACTTGGATAAAGCTAGGTGAATTTCTTTTTGGATGTTGGATTCTTTCATGTGTTAGATTGTAGCATGATATTTAGAGTCACTGATACTTGGCGTTTTTATGGCAAATTCTTTCTTTATTGCGCGAGAAATAGTATCCAAAAGAATATAGATGCGTTGGTCTCTTGATGTGCATTCATGCCAGTACCAATAGCATCTAACTAGTTCAGATAGCTCACTCTCTGTTAAAGTCATTTTAGCCATTACTATATGCTTGTTAATATTTAAGGTGTCGGGGAAGTTGTTTAACGTCTAACTACACGCGCATCTAAAGACGGTATAGATTGCTTATGAAGGGGTGCTAGTGCTATCAAAGCATGCGCGGAGCTTATCGAAACGACTTAACGCGAGATAAGGACTAACACACCCACATAAACAATCTAATGTCGGGAATCGATGACTTATTACGGAGAACTTGAAATTTAGGAGGGAAAAACCGATAATAGATTTGTCGGTTGGATTGGAACTTTTCGCCTATCTAAATGTGAATTTCTCTAGTTCTGCCGTAAAACGCGCCAACGTTCCCGACATTTCTAATACTACCTTATTCTACTTCTTTTACAATAAGCTTATTGCATTTAATCTTAGCTAGCTCTTTAAGCGCTTCCCTCAAGCAAGACTCGAGATCCTTTCTCTTCATTGGTATACGAACTTCGTAATCGCCAAATCCATCCACACGCCCTTCAATGGACGCTTTGCCGCTTGGAAGTGTGTAGTTATCCATATCATTCTCCTGTTTAACTTATTAGCAATATTCTGAATCAATGCCTAGAGCATCAAGAATTTGTATTGTGCCGGGCTGCTGTCCAATAGGCGGCAAACCTACTGTAAGGGATTCGTCAGCCTCTTCATCATACGGGAACCTAATCCATGTCATGTCGTTATCCATAACAATTGTAGCGCCCGAGCGTTTGAAAGCTGCTGCGTTATCAACAATAAACTTCCATCTGTTTTTTGCGTTTTCTAATTCATCATATAAATTCATATCAATCCATCCTCCTCATATAGCAGTCTTCCTATATTTAACCCCTAAACCAAACAAAAACACCAAACAAAGCCAGCGACGAAACAACCCATACAACATCCATAAAATCGATATTGCCGACAGTCTTATCTTTCTTGCTGGAAAGCAACTCTTCTTCGTCTTCTGTTATCCAATTCATATCAATAAACCCCGTAAGCCCACATAAATTCAACAACCCCATTAGTCAATATTGCAGGCCCGAACACGAGCCATACCCATATAGACAAGTCTTTTAAAAACTGCTTTGTATCTTTAGACATAATCACTCCCTCAATTGAATTGCGGAGAATCCCGCATTTGATCGTTTAGCCATTCTATTTTTTCCTTGAGCGCTTTCGGCTTTAATTTATTGATTTCCCTTCTATTTAATCCTAGATCAATTCCCACTATTTTTGCACCTACTGACAAATTAAATAATTCATCTTGTAGTTTTTTCTTTTCTTCTCTGGCGCGGAGGATGTGTTGGGCCATTCTCGGGCTTTTACCTCTAGCTTTTGCTAAGGCCTCAAGTTCCGCCAAAGTTCCGGCCTGGCCCTGCTCCATTCTTGCCTGCTTTCTAAGTTCTTTTGGGTCAACCTCGTTAAGCTCGCCGCTGATCTCTTTGATTTTCATATGTTTAACTTCGTAGGTATGACCGCATGACGGGCAAGAAGGTGAAGGCCGATGAACTTCGTAGCATTTAGGGCACTGCTTAATAGGTAGGCTAGCCTCCTCCTCTTCCCTCTCCTTTTTATTTAGATTTTTACCTTCTAAAGTCCACACCCTATCCATGCACGGCATTCCGTGTCTCATAGAGTTCCCTGAGTGGTCAATTATTATTGCTCGCCCTTCCTGCTTCCTTAAGGCTCGTCCGCACCTCTGAAGCCAAGCCCCTAATGCCATAGTTGGAGCTGCATCTATAACACAGCCCACAGTCACATCCATCCCTGAGTTTGCTGAGATATCAAAGCCCTCACCAAAAAGGCCTACATTAAAAACAATACGAATATCTCCCCTGGCAAACGATCTAAGCTTATCCCTGCGCTCCGCTTTAGGTGTCTCGCCATCAAGATGAACAGCCGGAATACCAGCATCATTAAACGCATCCACTATTTTCTGCGAGTGCTTGCGGCTAACCGCGAACCCTATAGTTAACTTGTCGCTTGCTACGCTTTTCCATGTCTCGACAATGTTCCCCATTATTGATGGCTTATCCATTACAGACTCAGACTGCGATGAAATAAACTTACCCATCGATATGCCGACCCCAGACATGTCTGGGCGCGTTGGATTTAAAAGCCTGTAATCGGCAAGATAACCATTGTCAATAAGCCAGGATGTTTGCGGTCCTGGAACAAGGAAATCGAACCGCTCGTTAAGACCTTTGCCATCAAGCCTGCAAGGCGTTGCTGACAACCCGAGATGATATGAGCTAGACAGATGTTCATGCACTTTGGTCCACCCTGCCGCGCATATATGATGCGATTCATCCCATATACACAGATTTGGCTTAGGTATCGATTCAAGTCTATTTTTTAAAGTGTCAATACTGCATAACTGAACTTGTTTAAAATAGTTAACCGGATAATTTGCAGCTATAAATCCGTGATCTATCTCAAACTTTTCCATTGTCAGCGATGTCTGGTCAAGGATCTCCTTTCTGTGACATATGAAGAAAACCTTATTACCCTTGGCTACAGAGCTATGAATCATACTGGCAGCCATTACCGTTTTACCTGATCCGGTCGGAGACTGAAGCAATACATTTCTGACGTAACGAAATGCCTGCCTCACATTGCCGACCATTTCTTTCTGGTGGTCGTATAGCGTTATCATTTGTAATTCCTGGAATTCTGCGCCTTTCTGGCGTCTATTTTTTTTATTATTTCGTCTCGATCATTCCACCACATACGCATGTAGGTGATGATGATGTCATGCCATATCGGCGGCACATCCTTCTTCATGTATTCGAAGGCTTCTTTTTTGTTGTTCATTCTGAGCATTTCTATCGCGTAAAACCTCGGCATCATTTGTAGAGCCTCCTAGCATGCCCTTTTTGCATTCGGCATAACCAAGCCACCAGATGGCCAGGTCAGCGTCTATAGTTTTATTTTTACCGCAGATTTCGATGTACTTTTTCGCGTTATCAACGTGCTCAACAGTCTCGCAACTATCGACAACTGCTTTAATTCTTTTGTGCATGCTAACCATTACTTTTTTCCCTCAGATTTAGCTGCATCAAAAGCAGCTTTGAAAACGTTGTCGTTATTAGCCCACTTGCTAATTGTTCTACGATTGATTCCGCAAGCTCTTGCGGCCCTGCTTACATTGCCGTGACGGCGCAACTCTTCTAGAACTTTTGGCTGTAAATCTTTTTTTATACCTGGCATGATAGCCTCACTTTGTTGTGGTTTAGGCAAATTATAGTTCCCACTAGTGAGAACGTCAATATTTATTTTTAGGTGAGCATTATGTCAGTAGATAAAAAATGGTTTGTTGATAAGCTGAGAGACCAGAGAAAGTCACAAAGAGACTTAAGCAAACATATGAAGCTAGACCCTAGCGCCGTAACTAACATTTTGAATGGTGATAGAAGGCTACAATTAAAGGAAGCTGTTTCTATCGCTAAGTTCCTAGATGAGGATCTTGAGACTGTTATCGAGAAGGCTGGAGTTAAGCTTTACTATCAAGGGTTTGGAATTATTTAAAATATTAATCTTGACAGGCCCCTAATGTGAGACCATACTAATTCTCGAGTGTTACAAAAACAAACACCAGGGGATAGACATGGAAACTCATAAAGATATCGACGAATCAGAATGGCTAAAGCTTCGCCATCAAAACATTAACAGTACAGAGTCGCCGGCATTGTTCGGGCTGTCGCCATATTCAACAGAATTCGAACTATACCATCGCAAAAAAGCCGACGAGCCTTATGGTATATCTGACAATTTTAGAATGAAGGTTGGACGATTAATAGAGCCTGTTATTGCTCGGCTAGCGCTAGACGAAATAATGTGCGAAGGGCAAGAATTCAAAGACTATGTATGCCTGCCAAAGGTAAGAATGGGGTCGTCGTTCGACTGGATTGTAACCGAAGGCGAATACGCGGGATGGTTAATCGAATGCAAGAATGTTGACTTCATTCAGTACCGAGATAAGTGGACGGAATTCGAAGCGCCTGTGCATATCGAAACACAAGTGCAGCATCAAATGCATGTTTGTAATGCGCCAGGGACAATAATTGCGTGCCTTGTCGGCGGCAACGAATTAAAACTTATTTTTAGAGATAAAGACGAAGGCTTTGGTAGGGCGCTAGAAAAAAAGATAGCTGAATTTTGGGACGGGTTTGATAATAACCGAGAGCCTGAAATAAACTTCAGGCGCGACGCTGAAATAATATCAGAGCTTTATAGTAACGCTGTTGCGGGCGAGATATATGACACCGAAGAAGATGATGATTGTGACGAATCTATTGCGATGCTCGAGAATTATCAGAAATGGGGAAATGAAATTAAATTTCTGAAAGCCCAGCAGCAATCGGTAAAGGCTGTAATGCTTCAGAAGATTGGCACTGCCAGCAAAGTTCGAGCTGGCAACTTTTCAATATCCTGCGGAGTAACAAAAGACACGCCTCCAAAGTTAATAACCGAGGATATGGTCGGGCAAGAAATCGGAGGCCGCAAAGGCTATCGGATATTTAAAGTAACTAAAAAAGAGGAAAAATAAAAAATGACACAATTAACCCCAGTGGATCAATTTGCTAGAGAGTTAGCGCCATACAAAAAAACTTTTGAGTCTGTTCTACCGGCTCATATAGAAGTTAAAAAGTTCATGCGCACTATTGTAGGCGCTGTGCAAAACAACCCGGATATACTCAAGTGCAACCGACAGTCTATATTAAACTCCTGCCAAAAGGCAGCACAGGACGGGCTAGTTATAGATGGGCGTGAAGCCGCTTTGGTCCAGTTTAAAGGCCAAGCGCAATACATGCCGATGGTAAATGGAGTTCTCAAGAAGCTTAGAAACAGCGGACAGATTTCAACTATAACTGCTGAAACAGTTCACCATAACGACCCATTTAAATATAACCCTGCAATGGATGACGTTCCAAANCATAGCCCCGAATGGTTCGGAGATCGGGGAGAGATGATTGGGGTTTATGCCGTGGCCAAGATGAAAGACGGCAGCTACGTTGTAGAGATCATGAACATGAAACAGATAGATAAAGTTAAGTCTGTAAGCCGTTCAGCTAGCTCGGGAAGCAGCCCATGGAAGCAGTGGCCTGAGGAGATGGCAAAGAAAACAGTTCTACGTCGCATCGCCAAATATCTGCCATCAAGCGCTGACATCGATCAAATGTTTGATAATGACAACGAAAATTATGACCTGTCCCAGGCCGAGGAAGTTGAAACCGTAGATATTAAGACCGAGGAACCCAAGCAGCAAACAAAAGCGGCACAGGCCGTTATGGGTGACGTAATCGAAGCCGAAGTTATTCACGACGAAGGCAACCCGCCTCCGCCAAGTGACGACGATATCATTTAAGCCCTGGGAGACTTTGCCCCCGTTCCGGCGGGGGATTTTTTAAGCCAATTAAGGGACATCATTTACAATGTCGGCTGCAGTCATGTTATACATAATAAAATGTGCTGTACCGATATTGTCTTGTATTGTCGGATACGTATCACCGTCGCCCATTCTCCACCAGTGGTCAGGGGCTGTCCCTAATAGCGATAGGTCGTGCGGGGTTCCAGAATTGTAAATCGTTGCAATATTTGATGATTGGTCAGACCCCCAGATGGCGATCTCGTCTACCTTAGAGTCTTTTAAGTAATTACCGCCAGAGTAACGACCTACTCTTAAGTTATCCGGGTCAATTCCGCCAGTGTATCCGTAGTTGTTATGGGACCATGTACCGCTACTAGATGCGTCAACGCCGTTAATAAATATAGTGAACCTGCTGTAGTAATCATTTAACGATCCACTAGAGGCCCCTGTAGTACCTCCGTCGTAACACATCATAATATGCGTCCAACTTCCAGCAGGCACGCTGTTATTAGCAGACTGGTATCTTAGCCAGTTATTATTGCTACCGTACTGTAAACGCACATTGTCGTTGCTTCCTAAGAAACGCACGTTAATGTGACCACCGTTAGCAATATCGTTATCTCCGAAATAGAAAATAGTTTGCCCAGAAGAATTGGTGCCCGGTTTAAACCACAAGTGTATGGTCCAGGCATCACCCGAGCCAGACCCATTGCCGGATCTCCCTAACTCAGAGTCCAGCAATGATGCATTGGCCCCTAGATAATCCTGGTTTTCAAAGTCTATTGATTTTGTGTTAGCAAAACTAGAAGTTACCGTTATAGTCAAGGTTTCAGTGTCTTGCCCGTAGTAATTGGTTGCGGTCATGCTGGGCGTGTAAGTTCCAGCTCCGCCCGTGATTGTCCCAATAAGCTTTCTCGGGTTGCCATTTTGAATAGATAATCCAGACGGTATATCCGCCCACTCATACCCAACACCGTTAGTTGCAGTCAATGTATAGTTAACAGTATCACCATCGCTGACAGTTATAGCGGTAGCTGAGGTGATTACGGGCGCATCTCCAGAGGCGCCACCTGTTTGCCTGAGAATTGAGTTTAGCTCGTTACAAGCGTCTTCCTCATTTGCACCTAAAGCGTCTCCGTTCTCGTCAACAAATTCGGCAAAAGGAACGTTGGAAAACTCCTCGTAATCAATATCTTCTGTAGATTTTGGTGGGTTTAATATTGAGCAGGTTCCATCACCATTTCCTATGGCGCGCATTTCATTGTTGAAACGCATTCCTATTGAGCCGTCAGAGCCTGTTTCAAGGATAACTGCATTAGCATCAGAATCTCGATAAACTTTTACCGTCATTGCTTTATCACCTCGATAACTGAGCCAGCATTATTAAGGGTTGCGTTAGATGAGCATTTTACTTCAAGTCCTATATGATTGTCCCTTGTGTTGGTGTCCCCCATGTATATAGAGTCAATCCTAAGTGAGAACCTATAATTAATCCCTGACCCCCTGTCAAGCCTTCCAAGAGACTGTTCTAGCGTGTAAGCTCCTGCGCCAGCGCCGAGAGTGTAGCGGAACTCTAAAGAGCTGTTATTGATTGTGGGGTTAACTGTAAAGTCATTTCTTATAAAAATGAAATCACCAAGCGCAAGCTCTGTGGGATCTATTTTGCCTGTTGAGGTATCCATCAATTCAGTAACACCTGAGGGCTTATATTGGCTGTTGGAAAATGCTCCAAGGCCGTTATTAGGTATCGATGTCCAAGTTTCCGAGGTGAGAGAAATGTCACCAGTCGTATCATTGTAATCTATCCAGCCAGCCAGAACTCCGACAGCTTCTTTTATCTGCCCCAAGCTAGCCTCTTTTCTGACGCCGTTCTCTTCTGCGCCGCCGATTGTCCCCTCATAAACGATAACCGAATCATCTTCGGTCAAAGTGCGACTTTGTTGCAGTCCTGGAATATTTTTACCCATGTTTCATCCGATAAAAAAGTTTTATTTTTTTTGGTGGTTCTCCATCTCCGCTATAGCCTGCTGATATATCCAGGTTTTAGCGGAGCCCCAAACAACAGTTATAGCAGCCGTGACGATTGATGCAATAATTATTCTGCGGATCAAGGTCTCTCTAGAAATAGCCTTAGTATACTGGTTTTCTATCCATACGAAATGGTGAGGCCCCAGTCGGTACTCCTCTTGCCACTCTTTAATGGCGGCCTTCATTGACTGCTTGCCCTTCGTTTCGAAGGCTTCATCTATCATTTCTTTGACTTCTTGGTGGCTAGGGGAATCAGACATAAGTGGCTCATCCTGACAAGTTTCTGATTGGTAATACACACGGCTACTGTCGCGCGGAATACGGGCTAACATTGTCATTATAACAACGCTCCTTTATAGATTAATACTAAAGAACGGATGAGTCATGCACAGCAATACAAATTTCCTATTCGTACCAGCTGTAGATACCGCTTAACATGTCAAATAAAACTACAATCTTACTTGATCCGACCTTTTATCCAATGTCAAAAACGCCCAACATTGCAGTCTTTTTCGATCAGTGTCCTATTGCTACCCAATTGAATTGTACAGTTCCGTCAATGTCGTCACTACGGTTAATTGTGAAATTGGATACGGCTTTAGAGGAAACCGACAAAGCGAACCTGGTTTCTGTGATGGTGTTTGTAAACACCCCAAAGCATTCGTTGCTGAAGTTTTGTGCAAAGTTAAATGATTGCGCGGAGTCAGTCGTTGAGTCTCCCGTTCCCCATCGTATTTGCAAGCCGCCAACGTCAGCGTATCCGTCAGTCGAGAAATCCGACGTAATAGTGGCGACGTTCAGCAGAGTCTTAAAACTCTCAAGACTTTCGCGCTTAATTGTCTGATTGTCAGAGCCGTCAGCAAAAACAATATTATCAGCAGCGACCATGGTCCCAGCCGATGGCTGCGGGTCTGGAGTTAAGCCAACGATATCGCTTATCGTCATGGTGACATCGACGCCACCTGAGTCTTTGGTGTGAACTATGTTGCTAGTTGTTACAGCTTCTCCGATTGCGTCGAAGTCGCTAATCTGTTTTCTTTCGGACATATTTTTATCCCGCTTTAATTAAAGGAACTTTGACGCTTGAACATATCTACCGTCGATATGCATGGTATATTCGAAATCATCACCGGATGGCCGGCATGTGATTGATATGTAGTACCACTCCTCCTCAAGGATCTCTACGGAATCAATAACCAGATCATCATCAGGAACAGTACCAACGTTATTGTCGTACTGAAAACTGAATTTATTATTAGCTAGAAGCGTTATAAAAGTATCTTGAGATGATGTTGACAGTGGGCCGTATCCGAATATTTTCCCGTTGTTGTCGGATGTGTTTCGTCGTCGTACGTACGCCTCAATAGTCCAGCTGTCACCAAGGTCTTCATCAGTTGACCCGACAGTGACCGCAAACCAATCTGTCGTATTAAACTCGGTGTAACCCGAGTAATCACCAGGAGGGCTGGCAGTCTCTATGCTTGGCGATCCAGTAGTGACCACTGTAAGGCCGTTCGACTCAGTGAAATCAGACTCTAAATCCATTTGCAAAACAGTGTTGCCATCAAGGGCTTTAGGGGAAGTCGGAGGTGTATATCTAGACTTACCATACCTGGCCGTATTGGATATTCTGAACCCGCATATGTCCCCATCAAATGGATGATGGAGCGACGTTTGTGTGCCGCTTGGCTCGTTTCCTGAGCCGACATAAAATATTCCCGTGCTCCTATCTGTCCACCCGACCGGCGAGGTTACCGAGGATGATGGCCCGCAGCTCGATGAGTCCTCGAAGTAGTAGCGAGTAAAATAATTCTGCATCTCAATAGAGAGAAAATTATTAAACCTAGATGTGGGCGCTGGGTCGAGACCGGAATCCCAGGTCTGCTGCTCTTCGATAAGGCCTGTATTGTAGTTGTACTTTGTATAACCTCTGTTTGGGCTTGGCCAGCGGTTAAAATAAATTATTCCGTTTTTAGGTGCCACGCCGAAAGGTTTTCTTTCTGAAAACAAATCGGTCCAACCCGTAAGAGCTGTCAACTCTATACTGGCTACTTGATTAAAAGAATCGTTAGGGTCATAAGCTTTAAGAAACCATGCTACACCGACATTATGCGTTAAGAAAAGTAAACCAAGATCATGGTCAAAACCAAAATCGTCAAAAAACTGATTTATTATTGTTTGCGGCGCGTCGGTGTCATCTAAAAGTATTACGCCACTTCTACCAGAGTTAGCCGTAAAATATTTACCAGGCTGATAGTATTCAATATGCCCGTCTTCCGGGGTCTCACTACCAACGTTTAGAACAATCTGATCCAGCAGAACTCCGTTCCAGTCGTACTCATTGTATGTACCACGTGTACCGCTAAACTTGATGTAATTGTATCCGTCCCTTGTCGTGATAGTTCTTACTGATGAATTAGTAGTCCCTGCGTCTAAATAAATCGTGTCACCCTCAGAATAAACCAAAGGGTTTTGGCATGCTTTATAGGTTAGTAGCCGCTTACCATTATCAGCAATAGGATTGTTGTTGTTGTCGACGATAATACAGTCATCTATGCCGGCGTCGTTTGCAGTGGGGTTGCTAGCAGTAATTCCTGGGACTGGCATGGTTAAACCTCCGTAAACTGCCCGAAGGCGTCCCATTCGTTGTCATCGACTTTTTTGACGGTGATGGTAGCCCCGTTGCCCGCTAGATAGAGATTAGCACCAACAGGTGCATTAACCGTTACGTTTGCAGCAGCAGATAGGGAAACCTGCCCAGTGTCCGCCTGCCTTACGTGAACCTCTGACCCCTCAGCAAACGGCACATCGTCATTATGCGGGACAGTGATAATTGTTTCTGTATCGCCAGTAAACCGCAAATAAGCGCCAACATGATCAGGGTCAAGCGTAAGGTCTGCCTCGTTTGCAAACTTAATAACCGGACGCCCTGAGTCTTGTGTAGGAAGTTCGCTATCAACGGCGGTCCCGTGCTTAATCTCGACCTCTGCTGTCCCGCCTGGAATGGGGTCATTAAATGTTACGATCGTACCGATAACGGTGTAGTCTTCAGACGAAACAGGACTGCTATCGAAGTAAACCCACATATTTGCTTTAACTCCTGGAGCGGAGCTAAGTGTAAGCTGGGCTGTCGAACCCGCGACAAAATCTCCATCAGCAGCAACATATAAATCATTTACAAAATTGCTATATGCAATCGATGTCGATATCTCCTGAGATCCGACGAACTCAACACCGTCGCCGTCCTCATTAACACGGATATACTCAAGAGCTGAAGGAGCCCCCTCTATCTCGGTGTCGAAGTTGGCTACTGTAGATGAAACCCTTAGCGCCAAGCTGTTATCTGAAGTGCCTTTTCTAATCAGCCGAGTTGCCTTATCGAAAGCGCTCTCGTGAGTGCTGGCATAGAATTCGCCCTGACGACCAAATGGCACAAGCTGCGAAAGTTCTACATTGTCCTCGATCGTAATTCTGTGTTGATCCGCTAGAGGTCCAGCGGTTAGAGTAATGTCACCGCCGGCATCATCTCCGACGCCAGAGACCGTGTAATCAGTATCAACCACCAAAACAGTATTATTGTTCAGGGTGTCTGTAGTAGTAACCTTAAGGTCTGCCTTGTTGGAAATCTTAAAGTCGTAGTCGAAGGTGTCAGCCGTACCGTTCCCGACTCCCCTAGAAATACTTGTTTGACCTGCTGGTATAGTCATTGCATAGCCTCGTTTTTGATTCTATTTTAGTCAGGATTTACGACCCGCTCAAGGTCTGTTTTCTTATCGAGCTTTCCGGTGACGATCGCCTTGAAGCCAAATGAGTTATCCGGGTTAAGCAGAACATTGTACAACGAGATATCCTCGCCGCTCTCTTCAAGGTCCATAAGGAAGCCGATTGTTCTGTTGACCTGCGCGCCAGAAGGGAATCCGAGAACCGGCGCGGCCTGAGTTAAAGCTCTCAATGTCGCCTTATCAAAATCTTCCTCTTCGCTGGCTGCAATCTTTGCCATCTCAGTTACTGCCATGGGTAGCGCTGTAAGCGTGGACTGCATAGGGGTGTCGAATGTCTGACCGTATTTAACCCAACTACCAAGCTCCCTAACACCAAACCACTGTCCGGCCCAGAAGCTTGCAACGGCTCCTGTGTATCGCTTGGCCATGCCTTCAGAATCTTCATCCTCATCGGCGCCGCCAAACATCAATTCTTCAACCAACGCAGGAACAACTAGGATCATAGCCAGAGCGTTGAAGTACTCCCAGCGGTTTATCTTGCCATGGCGAAGCTGTATTTTCTTTCGCTTAACCATATTCAGGACGGCGTTAAAATAGGTGTACATCGGCGATATAGCTTTGATGGCTTCGCTGGTATCCTCAACTGCAGACAAATCAATTTTAAGCCCGCTAGATTGCGTTCTGACAACCGTCCGATCTGCCTCAAATATCGACTCCTTCTCCGTCATTCCTGAGGCTTGAGCCTTGTCATATGCCGCCATCCAGGTCGCTCGAGAAACCATTGCATCGACGCGAGCCACCATCCAGAAAGCATTTGCCTTAACTGTGTTCCACTTGCTGTTACCTTTGAGGTTTCTTAGAACCTCATAGATGTCACGGTTCAAGGTCTTGGCTCGATTGGTCATATACTTAGACTTTGCCTCAACCTCTCGCGCAGTGCGGTTAGGGTTAGACATCTGGTTCATGATCGACGTAGCCATACGCCTGTTCCCTACCTCAGCCGCCGAAGTGAATACACCGGTAACGTTAGCTAGAGCCGTTCGAACGCTGTATCCCATGGCTCCGAATGATGTAGCCATCCGGGACCATCGGAAAATCTTATTTAAAGCAGCCAAGTCTGAAGGGTGTATCTGTCCTGCAGCTAATCGAGTTATCGTATCGTTGATAGCCTTATAGCCAGCCTTGCCGACCTTTCCAGATATAGCGCTTTTTATTGGCTCGCTTCGCAGTATCTTGTCTGAGTCCATAACCGCTTTCCGGTGGCTGATATCATGAACCACGCCGTCGACATGCTTAAACAAACCATCAATCGATAGCGTTACATCTTTACCGCCGAAATCAACACGTTCAATAGTCGAGCCATGTTTAGTAGACGACCTCACCGAGCCGCCCATTTTCATTTTCTCGGCGCGCTGATCAATATCCTGCATTGACTGTTTGAAACTGGTGTTTGAGTCACCCATTAGCGGGTAGTAGCCGCCACGCATCTGGACGCCATTAACTTCGAACGGAGAAGCCTCAACTTTTGCAGGCGCAATACCCGTGGCTTCTTGCTCAACCTTAGACACCTCAGGGTAGAATTTATCAACATATTCCCACAGCTTATTAACAAGCTGCAGCTCTTCTTTGTTTAGCGTGCTTATGGCCGCCAAAACCTGCGCATCATCCATAGCTCTGTTCTGCTGCAAGCGAAGAGCCTCGCGGTTTCCTTCGTTGCCCCAGTTCAAAGCCAAGACTAAACGCTCGCCACGAGTTAGTGATATAGTCCCACCCATACCACCCACTGGCATATCGTACGTATCAACATATTTAGACAGGCCAACATCACGCAGAGAAGCGCGCATGCTGTTAAACATGTAATCGAAATCAGCGAACAGTTCAGCAAGCTCTTTGTGCTCAGCCTCTCCTCGTGAGACCTCTGCAAGCTGAGCATCCCAAAGCGGCTTAAATACTGCATTATAAAGCGGCCCACGCTCTCCGCCGTCAGCGTTAAGTATTAGAGTTTCGAGCTTGGTGTGTGACGCGTCAAACTCAGCGCCCCACCTTTTGACTTCAGATATCACCGAAGATGAGTGAGTATCAATCTTAGGGTTTTTGGTATTGGCTTCTATATGGTCAACAATACTATTTCTTAACTTTGCAAACTCGGCTTTCTGCTCGTTGCTGTTGGCCTTGCCAATCTTAAGCAAGTTCTCTGCAGCATTTCGCAGACTGCTCAAATCGTTCGGGCTCATGTTTCGCCAGTCTACAATCTCAGACAGAAGCGAGCCGGCAACCAGATCAGGGTTAGCCTCTTTCTGAGCAGCAATGAAATCGTTTACAGCTTTTAGTCTGCCTTGAGTATCTGCCGGATTCTTCCTGGTGTCGTAAGCACTAAGAAGCAGCTTAAGCGCCTGGATGTAATCTTTATGAACCTGACCAGCATTATATTTCGTCGTCTGCATCTTGTTGATGCGGGTTCGATCCTTATCTGCTTTAACTAGCGCATCATGAGCCGCGCGATACAGATAGAACTGTTTTAACTGGCGTTCTTTCGATGCCCGAGCTTGCACCCACTTACCGTCAGCTGCATGGCGTATAGCCTCTCGCCCGTGCTTTTGCTCGTTACGCAAGTAAGCGTTAGGCTTTATCTTTGATATAGGTGTATTTGAGATAACCTTTTCAGCGGCGAATTTATATGAAGCTCTAACGCTGGCATTGGTGCCGGACTTCGCGAAGTTCTTGCCTACTTTACTGTTAAGGATGTCGATCTCGAGCGCAAGTTTCTTGGCCTGCATAGTGTTGTGCACAGCGTCCTGAGCCTCAGCCCGAATGGTTCCATCCGTCATCATGTCGCCGTGGATATCTTTCATGCGGTTGTTAGCAGTTTCATTCACGAACGTTTCACGCTGCGCCTTCGTCATCGTATCATTCAGCGCATTGACGAGCTCGTCGCCAGTGTTATAGCCAAATATCGACGCGACGTCATCCGGGTGGCTTCCGTCTTTTGAGCTTTGATGCTGGAGCTTTCGGCGGACCTTTTCGCCGTAGACCTCTTTCAGGTATTCAGAGTTAATCTTTATTGTAGGCTCGCCCTCAGGGGCTTTGGTTAAGTAGTCCTTAGCCTTGTATTCAGGTCGCGCTGATATCTCCTGCTCGACCTCCTGTTTTGTCTTTTTGAGCTCACCCTGCCAGAACTTTGTTTTTTGCCTGCGTATCTCGTCCATAGCTGACTTTGTTATTTCAGCATCAGACTCTAGGGCTGCAGCATCAGAGGCAACTTGATATTCTAAAGCTTGCTTAGGTGTCATCTCGAAGGCGTCAACCGTAGACGGCCCGTACTGCTCCCTCTGTGCGACTTCTATTTCTTGCTGAGTAGCCAACAGCCTATCAAATACATCTCGAACTTCTGGCGAGAACTCTGGCACCTGCATGCCATTGCGGCCAAATACGTCGGACATATTTTTATAGACGAACGTTAGCCACTGCTTAAATCGATCAAATACAGTTTTTAATGTTTGGCTAGGCGACTTTCCCTCTCTTAAATAATTTTCAAAGCTGCTAGCAAAAAGCTCGTGAACATCTCGATCTGATTTCTTGCCTTGCGATTCCGCCCAATTATTAATTATTTCTAGGTCTGATTTTATTTCAGGTGATCGATCGGCAAGGTCTCGGTAGATTTCCAAGAAGAAGTGCGCAGACTCATGCACAAATGTAGATAGGTCTGCCTTAGGCGTAAGCGTTATCTCATTCGTGTCGGCGTTGAAGTAGCCGCGAGGTTTTGATTTTCCTTGCGCAAGCCTCTGCTCTCTGGCTTGATTTATAAGGTCGACAGTTTCCCCTTTAATTTCCTCAGGGTCGCGCTCTCGAGTTTCCGTTACCAGATCAGTTCCTGTTTGTCGGCGAAGGTCTTGAATATCTACATCAAGGTCGTCGATGTAAGCTTGCACGCCAGCTTCTTCGGTCTCTGCGTTTTGCATGTACTCGCGAATATCGGCGAGGTCTTCCGACGACATGTTTGACTGTCTTGAACACTTGGCAAAACTCAATTTAGCACCTCATTCATAAATGCTTTAATGCAGGCTAGAACGACTTCATCGTCGTCGTATTTTTTCTTTTTAAGTCTAGGCTCTAAGTAGCCGTATGACTTTGTTACATCAGGAGGAGGCCCGTCGCCATCCAAATCAATATAACCGTCCGAAGCAATAGCCAGCGGATAGTTATTAGGTACATAACCTCCTGTCGCTATTGCTATCGGGTTAAGTATCATCTGTTACCTTTGCCTCTTAAGAGCCTTGCGGCAATATCTACAGGTGTTGCGTTCCTCGGCACCCTGGTCTCGTCGTTATCATCAGTACGGTATCGCCGCTGCCCGTTCGTTGATGTAACCACGCACTGGCGAGAATATTCTAGGATGTTATTGCGATACACATTTACCGTTATTGTCTCACCGCCAGGGTCATCTTTATCCGCAGGCCTGGACCGGGGATCTCTTCGAGGCCTGTTGCCTGGGTGTCTGTCATTCTCAGAGTTGTCTGGCCTATCTGGCCTATCTGGCCTATCTGGCCTATCTGGCCTATCTGG